GTCGAGCGCAAAAAATCCACCAAGAATTGTAATGAAAGTGAAGAGAGTCGGCGAGATTTGTGACCCTCCCCATGACTTCGCGGATGTATGGTCAAATGAACCTAGGAAAGACATCCCTACTAATCTGTATCCGTCTTTGTGCTTGGCAAACAATCCGTAGGCACTTCAAATCCCTTGGCTCGGAGATGAGTCAAGAACTCAGATGGAAAGCATGGAGCCTCAAAGAATGTCTGTAGTGGCTGTGTGGGGTCGGGTAGACGAATGGAGACGGGGCCTGATGTCATTCGGAATCCAAACTCGCTGAAATTTGTCAAGACAAAGGTTCCATTCGATTGCGGATAGAGTTCAAAGTTACGTAGGGCAAATCCATGCTTCCAGAAGAGGAGCCAGAGGTCTTCAAATTCATCATACATAACATCGGGCTCTGTCCAATCGAAATCCTTTTCAAAGGATTCACTCGCCCTTGGAATCCACCATCTCTCAAATGAATACTCTTGAATCAGTTTACGGCCAAGGCGTCGAACTCTTTGCTGTGTTATTGAATCATGCTCCATTATCTGTTATCATTCAATGAGAGCAGATAATCGTTTCAATTTTATAGGTACCTTAAATTGTAAAGAGAACTCCGCCAAATCCATCCACTACACGCAGTACATTATGGTTCGTTGCATAGACGCGAACAGTACAGTTGCCCAGAGCGGGAACTGTTGTCTGACTGGTCATAATTTGAAGTACAATACTATCAATACGGCTTGCATTCATTGAACCACTCGGCTGAAGTTCCTCAGGACGGAGTGCAAGACTATAACAGTAGATATAATCATCGGATGGAATGGTTGTATGGCGTTGCCACGGTTGAACAAGGCGGAAATAGGTGGCATCGCGAACTTGGAAGCGGTCAAACCCGTCGAGTTGAAGAACAGCATTCGCGAGAATATCTGTACGGGTTCCTGTTTCAGTTACGCTCAGACTACTGAAGTTGAACCACTCCTTATTATCAATGACCATCTGGCGTTGAAGCACCCAGATAAACTCGCGAACAGGATGATTGAATTCAATGGGTACAGGAATAGACTGTGAACTAGGAGGAATGGCAATTTGTGAGGTATATTGAACCTGCTCAATTAGATATTCGTGGGCGGTGCTGACAAACCGACGACGCTCATCCACATCAAGATAGACAAAATCACCCCACATTGTGCAATCCGTTATATGGGCCGGTTTTACGGTAATATCCGTACAGTTTTCAACAACATTTGGTGTCCAGAAGCATTGCTGTAGGGGCCTGAATGTAATATTAATCCGGACAGGGTGATACTGTAAGGCAAGTAAGGGAAGATAGAGACCGGGATTCTTACAGAACCAAAATTGAAGAGGAACATAGAGTTTGAGGGGTCCAATCAGTGTAGGTTGAGAGTATCCGTCCACTTTGCCAATCATATCATAAAAACCAAACTTCTGTGACTCGGTTGTGGTGAGATTCGACCAGATCTCCATCCATTCTCCAGTCTGACGGTCAATCTCCTGTTCGCCGATAGTCACTGTGATCTCTTGAATGAGTGCATGACCGATGGCATTCACATAGGCAACGGCCTCATCCGTAGTGGAGAGATGGAGTGTAGGGAGTGTAATCTCTAAAATACAGGGGCCGAGTAAATCTCCACTCCGAGGAACCAGCCAACTGATTTTTTTTCCAAAATCAGGTTCATTGTCTGAATACATTTCAACGGCTTCGACGGCAAAATTCGTATGACGACGATAGACAAACTTAAACCATGTAATCTGAGGGTTTCCCGTCAAGAACACGTCCTGTTTTCCAACTGCGACGAGTTGTAATAGACCACCGTTGCCAGTCATCTCGCGGCGCTTCTGAATGATGGAGTGATTCTTAGTAGAAGGTAGTAGCGCGATGGATCCTCGCATGTATAACAAAAAGGGCTATGACATGGATTTAACGGTGCTCCGGTCACTTTTTGCACTTGATCCTAACACAAACATTCCAATTAGTACAAATTGGTTTCTTACGGCCGATGGAATTGGTGGTCTTCAATGGGAGAGTATGGCATGGTACATGAGTACCGTAAGCATTTCAAATATACAGATGTTAGATACAACACCTACGAATAATCCTTATCGTCATAATATTACAATTACAAATGGTGGACTCTATGTTGATGGTGCCCCTGTCGTTGGCTCGGGTCTCAGTATTGTTCAACTTGCCAGTAGTCTTCAAGGTCTTGGTACATATGGATATATAAGCACTCTGAGTCTCTACAGCACTGTGGCTGGACTTGGTACAGCTGGATATGTGAGTTCAGCAACACTGAATAATACTGTGATAAATCTTGGTACAACAGGTTATGTAAGTACACAGAGTCTTTATAGTACAGTGGCTGGACTTGGCACAGCAGGGTATGTCAGTACTGCACAGTTTAATAGTTTCTCTAATTTTATCTATAATCCTATTACATATATCTCCTCTGGAAATCTAAATAGTACAACAACAAATCTGTTCGGATATATTCAAGGTATAATAAATTCACAGGGGGATGGATCTGTTAGTAGTTTTACTGTGAATGGAACTGCAAACTTCTATTCAACCCTTTCTGTTGGAACTTTTTACTATATTAATGGAAACATCTCAACGCTCAGCACAAGCATTGGAGATACAATTGTAAATTTAGGAACAACTCCTGGTTATCTCAGCAGTTTGAACGGCCTATCATTGAGTACAGGAATGATTGGGCTCTCAAGTATTAACTTTATGGATACAGTAACAGGTGTGAAACAGCTTGTTGCTGTGACAAATGGTATCTTTCAAGTGAATGGAGCCTCCATTACAGGAGATGTGAGTAAGGGAGATCTAACTTCGACTGTGATTGGACTTGGCACAGTTGGATATGTCTCTACACTAAATATAGTTGGACTTGTCAGTACTGCAAATCTAAGTGGCTTTATCAGCACAGCAAACCTTGGCGGACTTGTGAGTAGTCAAAACCTGGCTGGACTTATCAGTACTGCAAATCTAGCAGATTTAGTTAGCACTGCAAATCTATCTGGATTGATAAGTACACAGAATCTAGATGGTCTTGTAAGTACAGCCAATTTGGCAAAGTTAATCAGTACTGCAAATCTAGCAAATCTAGTGAGTACAGCAAATCTAGCAAATCTAGTGAGTACAGCTAATCTGGTAGGCTTAGTAAGTAGTGCAAATTTAAGGGGTCTATTGAGTACATCATTCTTTGATGCGCAGATAACAAGTAGTCTTAATGGCTTAGGTACTCTTGGATATATATCTAGTTATAATACAAAAACATTTAGCACAGGAACCGTACAAACATCATCAATTACATTTTTAGATGTAACTATACCGCCAAATGCAAATGCAGGCCTACCAAGTCTATTATATGTAAGTGCGGGAAAACTTCTCTTTAACGGAGCTCTTGCATCAGGACCCAGTACAACAGCAGGTGTTTCACAGATTATTCCAGGTCCTGGTATCTCAGTTAATCCAACAGTCGGCACAGGTGTAGTGACTCTTACAGCAAATACTACTCTTCTTGATTCACCGCTTACAAGTACCCTCAATGGACTTGGAACGGCTGGATATATCTCCTCCTCGCAATTACAGAGTTCAGTGGTTGCATTAAAACAGAGTTTTTTTGTTGTGAATGGAAATACACTCTATATTCAAGGCTCTGGGAATACGCTAACTGTCAGTAGTTTAGCCAGTATCGTCTACTTGAGTTCTTTTCTCCAATCTACTATAACCTATAAGGGTTCAAACGGAAACATTGCTCCAAAATGGACTGTAGGCACACAACCAATCTCTTTTACCACGGCAAATCTACAATTAGATTCCTTCTCTACATTAATTACATCGAATGCAACAGTAAATATTGAAGTTCTCGGTAATTTTATGTTTAGTCCATTAGCACTTCCTCAAACTCCTGTGCCAATTTACATGTCAAGTTTTGTTCAGAGTGGAGTAACCGGCAATAGTAATTATCTGAGTAGTCAAATGTTTCAAACGATGTTCTTCCCTACGAATTATAACAGTGGAGCGGCAGGTGGTCTCTATGGAAATATAAGTAATTACTTTGCTCCAAAGATTAAAATGAGTATTCCTGGATCTGTACTACAGAATTTCTATCCAAATGCGCCGCTCGTCTTAGGACACTATCTTCCGAATGCTGTAACACTCAATACAACACAGGGTTTCCTAAATTCAAATGCGACTGTCTTTTTTGGTTCAACAAACTCCGTTTTTATTTCAGTTCAAAATATGCCTTAGAGTAGGGAATGCATAAGCGGACATATGACACAGATGAAATAACTCTTCGTAAGGTCTATGCGCTATCTACAAATAATCAGTTTGTTCCTGCAATGAATGTACTCACTGCTGACGGTGCAGGTGGAACTTATTGGGCGATTCCTAGTACACTCGGCTACAATCCGAGTTTTAACCAAATTGCAACGGATGCTGGGACCTTTACGGCAAATCTTCCGTATAATACATTTACGCTCAGTCAAGGTGGTGGCATTGGTTTTGTTCAAGGCGCTGGTACAAATCAGATGTATATCTATTCAAAGGGGTTTAATCAGATTAATACGGTCGGTGGAAATACTCTTTATGGCTTTTCAAATAATGTCACAACACCTACTCTAAATTTTGCAGGAGCTGGTGGTATTAGTCTTCAAGCAAATCCAGTGACAAATACACTAACCTTTACAGGTAATGGAATTCCTATCAGTACTACACTTAATAGTTTTCAGAGTATAAAGATCTTTCCGAGCCTCTCTACCCCAACTACACCAGCCTCGCTTATTTCATCGCTTGGTGGAGCAACTACACTCTATGCAAATAATTACTCTTCAATTCTAACCTTGGCTGGAACAGGTCAAATTAGCCTCACACCTGATTATCTAAATAATACTGTATATCTTGGATTAAATGCAAGTACACTTGTAACATCAAATCTAACAACACAGATTGTCAGTAGTGCGTCTGTCTATACATCAACATTGACTCTTTTAGATTTAGTAGGTGGATATCCAAAGAATCTCTATTCCTACAATGGAAGTCTCTTTTTGAATGGCATAAATATTAATCAAACAGGTGTTGCTACAGTAGCACAAATTTACGGAGGTAGTAACATTGTACTCACAGGTGATACTCCTGGTCTTGGCAATGTTGTAGTGAATGTCGATACAAGTTTCTTAACAAGTACTGTTATAGGTCTTGGAACCGCTGGCTATATTAGTAGTTGTGGAACAATTAATGCAACTGGCCTTGTAAGTACAGCGAATCTGGCAAATTTTGTTAGTACTTCTTATTTGGCCACTCAACTTGGTTCTACTGTAGTTGGCCTTGGTACAGCAGGGTACCTTAGTTCATTCAACAGTAAGTCTATGAGTACAGGCACAGTCTTTACATCATCAATTAGTTTTATTGATACTACATTAAATACAGTACAGCTTTTGGCTGTAAATGGTGGAACTCTGCAACTCAATGGCGCTGCAATCACTGGTGGTAGTGTAGGGCTTCCTGCAGGATTAGTGAGTACTGCAAACTTAGTAAATTTAGTGAGTACATCTTATTTAGGCACTCAGCTTGGTTCAACTGTAATAGGCTTAGGAACAGCGGGATATATAAGTAGTTTAGTTATATCAAATGTAAATATTCCTACTTCAACCTGCAATGTATGGATAGCGGTAGGAGATAGTAGAACAAGTTCTGAAAGTACAATTATACGAAGTACAGATGGACAGAGTTTCAATTTATATGCAGCATCTGGTGGATTTGCTACAGGAGACGGATATGGTGGACATGGTATAGCCTTTAATGGTTCAAGGTGGGTTGCTGTGGGATACGGAGCGAATCCAATTCAATACAGTGACGATGGAAACAATTTTAACAATGCATCACAGAGTGGATTTAATACAACTGCATCAGCAGGTGGTGGTACAGCAGTAGGATGGAATGGAAGTCTCTGGGTTGCAACTGGATATGGTTCGAGTGTTATTCAAACTAGTTTAGATGGTAAAATATGGAATACATTCGATAGTATACCAACTCTACTATATGCTACATGTGTACTTTGGACTGGAAAGTATTGGTTTGTAGGTGGAGATCGAAATGGTGGATCAAATGCTATAGTAAGAAGTGAAACAGGTACTTCTTGGACTGGAGTGGGTATAATGAATTTAAATGTAGCATATGGGCTTGCGTGGAATGGGATTTTTTTAATTATTGTGGGAGAAAGTAGTGGACATACACCAATTCAATACGGAACGATTGATATAAATGGATATATAACTTCTGTCGATGTAAACCCCCTACCTGGAACACCTACCACAGTTAGTTCTGTACTTTGGAATGGAACCTATTTTGTTGCAGGATTAACAACAAATACTATCTTGTATAGCACGGATGGAATGAACTGGACGGCAAATAGTGGAATGCCAACAGGTTCCACTGAAGCTGCACTTCTCTGGGATGGAGCAAATTTTTTTGCTGTTGGTAATTGTAATACAATTATTACAGGAAATTCAGTATTGACAAGCTGGAATACAGTATCTGGAGGTCTTGGATTTTCATCCAGTGGTTTTGGAATTGCGTATTCATCCAATACAACATATTCTTATCAGCAATCAAATCTTGTAATCTTACCTCAATCAATTCCACTCTATTTGAAGCCTGGCAATCAACTACTTGCATTAAGTAATGCCCTTGTGATTAATAATACACTAACAATTAATAATTCGGGAACACTCGATGCGGTTAGTACTTCAAGTTATGGAAATTTTGTAGGAATAAATAAAACGAACCCATTATTTCAATTGGATGTGGGTGGTGAAATAAATGCGAGTATTGCACTTTTAGCAAACGGTGTAACCTATACATCGGATCGACGCATTAAGACAGACATACAAGATGCCAACTTAGAAATGTGCTATTCAAATCTAACACATCTACCACTTCGTTCATTTGGATATATCAGTTCATTTAGTGATACAAAAATAGATAAACATCAGATTGGATTTATTGCGGATGAACTCAGTACAGTTTTTCCTAAATCCGTACATCTTGCAAATGTTTCTGTGGAAGGATTTAGTACAATCTACTTTGTAAATTATGAACAGATTCAAATGGCACACTATGGTGCTACTCAGTATATGGCAACTCTCTTAGAAAATCAGAATTCCACTATTGTGGGTCAAAATGTTGTACTTGAAAGTCTTCAAGATCAAGTAGCCAGTCTTTCAACTGCAGTGGGTACTTTACTCTCAAGATAAAAACTTTGTAGATAGGAGGAGATGTCATCGAGAAAAACATACGACACAGATATAATTACTCTGCGTCGTATATTTGCTGTTACACCAGGAACAAATGCCCCGATTCCAGTAGGAAATATTTTAGCTACCACAATAACGGGTGAAGCACAATTTACAACACAAATAAATGTTTGTACAATTAAAACCTCTACAATTAATGCTAATTTTGGAAATTTTATAAATGGTGTATATGGTACATCCGACCGTCGTATTAAAACAAACATAGTTGATGCTAATTTAGAAAGATGTTACTCAACAGTACGTGATCTTCCACTACATTATTTTGGATTTATTAGTTCATTTAGTGATATAAAAAGAGATAAAAATCAATTAGGATTTATAGCAGATGAAGTAAGTACAATTTTTCCAAAGTCTGTCTTTATAGATTCAGTTACAAATACAACATTTAGCACAATTCAACTTGTAAATTATGAACAGATTCAAATGGCACAGTTTGGTGCAACTAAATATATGGCAAATTTACTAGATCAACAGAACTCTACTATTGTAGGACAGAATGTTATGCTCTCACAACAAGCCTCTACATTACATGCGCATTCAAGTCAAATAAATCATCTTACAGATTTATTTCAAAATTTTTTATCACGGTAGGTATTTTGACAGTATTTCTATTATCTAGTAGGGGTCGATGAGCCAACATAAGACATATGACACAGATATTATAACCTTACGACGCATATTTGCTGCGTCGCCTGGTTCTAACTTGCCTATACAACCAAATTTAGTTTTAACAACCGGTGAATACGGCGAAGCAGCATTTATTGATCCACTTAGCATATCTTCTATAAATGCTCTTAGTTCGTTTGTGAGTATACTTCCGACAGCAATTTCATCTCTTTCAAGTGTAATCGGCCAAGGTGGAGGTGGCGGTGGGGGTGATATTTATAATATAGATACTGCATCAACTGTCTATGCCTATGGTACTACAAATATTTCATCTGCTGTGAATGTATATTTAAATCCAACAGGTCTTTCTAGTCAAACAATTAGTGCTGGAAATATTTTTGTATCAAGTGTGAATTTTATTGATTCAGGTACACTTGGAATTGGATTTCTTACAGTCAGTTCAGGAACCCTCTACTTGAACGGTTCAACCATTCAAGGAACAATTACAGCGGCAAATATTACCTCAACTGTGATTGGACTCGGTACAGCAGGATATCTTTCAACTGTACGACTTTCAGGCTTAGTGAGTACAGCAAATCTGAGCGGACTTGTAAGTACATCTTATCTTGCAACACAACTCGGCTCGACTGTTGTAGGTCTAGGTACAGCAGGATATCTCTCAAGTATTCCTAGTCTTGGAGGGTTTGTAAGTACAGCAAATCTGACTGGACTTATATCAACAGCGAACCTGGATGGACTTGTATCAAGTGCAAATCTAGCAGGGCTTCTCAGTACATCCTACTTAGCAACACAGCTCGGTTCAACAGTTATAGGCTTAGGCACAGCTGGTTATGTGAGCACCTCACAACTTCTCAGTACATCCTTTGGACTCTATCAACAGATACAGAGTTCACCTGGTGCTACTGTAACAACTGCTGTGCTCACTTCAACTGTAATTGGATTAGGTACCGCAGGATATGTAAGTACATCACAGCTTCTCAGTACATCCTATGGACTCTATCAACAGATTCAAAGTGGACCAGGAGGTGTAACACCTGCAAATCTTACATCAACTGTGATTGGATTAGGTACAGTAGGATATCTATCAAGTGCGGCAGGGCTTGTAAGCACTTCCTATCTTGCAACACAGTTCACTTCCACTGTAATTGGTCTAGGAACTGTAGGATATCTATCTACTACACTCTCCACTACACGGTACCCTTACCTATCTGTAAATACTCTCTCTGTTGGTCAAATCATTGCGTCCTCTATCACGGTAACTCAGACTCTTTTTGCAGGAACACTCAGCTCAATCAATATTGATGCAGCAGTTATTGGTGTTGTAGGGCAAACAAGCTTTTATGGTGATGGAAGCCATCTACAGAATCTGACAGGTGCAAATATTACTGGAACATTGCCTTATACTGTCTATGGAAACCAGACAATTCCACTTGGAGCGATTAATCCCTTGGGAAATCTAACGATTACAGGAGATCTGAATGCGGCAAATTTGGTCGGCTTAGTCAGCACTTCTTATTTTGATACGCAACTGACATCAACTGTAATAGGTCTTGGTACGGCTGGATATATTTCAAGTGCAACAACTAGTGCAGTAATTCCTGGAGGATTAGTCAGCACGGCCAACTTGGCTGCTTTAGTGTCAACGTCTGCTTTGAATAACGCACTTACATCAACTGTGATTGGACTTGGTACTGCCGGCTATTTATCGTCTGCAGTTGTAGCCTCTCTTCCTGGAGGATTGGTGAGCACGGCTAACTTGGCTACTTTACTATCAACGTCTGCCTTGAATAATGCACTTACATCAACTGTTATTGGACTTGGTACTGCCGGCTATTTATCCTCTGCACTTGTAACACTTCCTGGAGGATTGGTGAGCACGGCTAACTTGGCTACTTTACTATCAACGTCTGCCTTGAATAACGCACTTACATCAACTGTGATTGGACTTGGTACTGCCGGCTATTTATCGTCTGCACTTGTAACACTTCCTGGAGGATTGGTGAGCACGGCCAACTTGGCTACTTTAGTATCAACGTCTGCCTTGAATAATGCACTTACATCAACTGTGATTGGACTTGGTACTGCCGGCTATTTATCCTCTGCAGTTGCAATACTTCCTGGGGGATTAATCAGTACAGCAAATTTAGCAGGACATATTTCCACTGCGAATCTAACAAACTTGGTATCAACTTCATACTTGGCGACACAACTTGGCTCTACTGTAATAGGTCTTGGCACGGTAGGCTATCTCTCTTCCACGCAATTTAATTCTCTACAAGTGAATTCTCTCTCTTCAGGTCAAATCGTTGCCAGTTCAATTACTGCAAAAACGCTTAGTTCTGTTAATGTAGTGGCTCAAAATATCGGCGTTATAGGAGCGACAAGTTTTTATGGCGATGGTACATACATACAGAATCTAACTGGTGCAAATGTAACTGGAACCCTCCCTTATACAGTCTATGGAACTCAGACAATTCCATTAGGATCTATTAATCCACTTGGAAATCTAACCATTACTGGAAATATTACTGCGGCTAACTTGTATGGATTAGTCAGTACACAATACCTGGCAACACAACTCGGTTCCACTGTAATAGGTCTTGGTACTGCTGGATATATTTCAACTCTACCTAACTTAGCTAATTTAGTTTCAACTGCCAATCTAACAGGATATGTTTCCACTGCAAATCTAACCAACTTAGTCAGTACGAATTACCTGGCAACACAACTTGCATCTACTGTAATCGGCCTAGGTACTGCTGGATATCTATCTTCGGTAACTGCAACTGTACTTCCTGGAGGATTGATAAGTACTGCGAATCTAATCGGCTTAGTATCAACAGCTAACTTAATAAATTTAGTGAGTACATCCTACTTGGCTACACAGCTTGGTTCTACTGTAATAGGCCTTGGTACTGTTGGTTATATTTCAACACTTCCTAGTTTATCCAACGTAGTATCAACCGCCAACTTAATAGGACATGTTTCAACCGCTAATCTAACTGGCTTAGTATCAACTGCAAACTTAGCCAATTTAGTGAGTACTAGTTATTTAGCTACACAGATTGGTTCAACTGTAATAGGTCTTGGTACTACTGGATATGTATCAACTCTTCCTAGTTTAGTAAATTTGGTATCAACTGCAAATCTAACCAACTTAGTCAGTACGAATTACCTGGCAACACAACTTGCATCTACTGTAATCGGTCTAGGTACTGCTGGGTATCTATCTTCGGTAACTGCAACTGTACTTCCTGGAGGATTGGTAAGTACTGCGAATCTAACTGGGTTAGTATCAACAGCTAACTTAATAAACTTAGTGAGTACATCCTACTTGGCTACACAACTTGGTTCTACTGTAATAGGCCTTGGTACTGCTGGATATGTATCAACCCTTCCTAGTTTATCAAACTTAATATCGACTGCGAATCTTATTAATCTAATATCAACTGCTAATTTGGTAAATTTAGTAAGCACCTCGTACTTAGCAACACAACTTACATCAACGGTAATTGGACTTGGGACAACTGGATATGTATCAAGCCTTTCAAATGTTGGCTTTATTTCATCAGTTCAAGCACAGGCCTCATCTTTTTCAGGAAATCTCGGTGATGCACTCACCTTAATTCTATATGACATGTAAAAAGTTGGCGCAACAATATCTTTTGTAAAAAAAGGGAAGGATGTCAACACCATCCGCGACGGCCGGTTTTGTGGGGGTTGATACAACCTCATTGAAAACAATTACACTTCCACTCTGCACTACTCGCCAAGGTCGTGTGATTACATTTAAGGATAGAACTGGAAATGCTAACGTAAATCCAATTACATTTACTACACAGGGTTCTGATACATTTGAACGAGGTACAAAACAATGTCTAATGAATGCACCCTACGGCAGTGTCAGCTTTATTTCACGTGGTACTACTTGGCTTGTTATGAATTCTACAGGACAAGCTTTTTCATTTAGTACTGGAAATGTTTTTGCCTCGAGTATCAATTTAATCGATACGACGATTGGGGGTGGATATACGGGAAATCAAAATGTACTTTCCGTTAGCTCAGGTACTCTCTTATTAAATAATAATTACATCACTGGAGGTATTATCTTATCAAATCTGGTATCAACAGCCAATTTAGTTGGATTTGTCTCAACGGCCAATTTAACTAATTTAGTCAGCACAACCTACTTGGCTACGCAGCTTGGCTCTACCGTTGTAGGTCTTGGTACTGCTGGTTATGTAAGCACTGCAACACTTCTAAGTACTTCTGCTGGATTAACTGCACAAATTCAAATTGCTGCCGCGAGTGTTACTGCAACACAACTTACATCCACTGTAGTGGGTCTTGGAACTGTTGGGTATATTTCATCCGCGCAGCTTCTAAGTACAACAGCTGGATTAACTCAATATATTAGTAGTTTTATTGATGTTACTGAACTTACAAGTACTGTAGTGGGGCTTGGTACCACCGGATTTATTTCAACAAGTGGGTTTAATTTACTTCTTACAAGTACTGTAATTGGCCTTGGTACTACTGGATATCTTTCTAGTATTGTATGGAATTCGGTTGTATCAACTGCTAATCTGACCAATTTAGTTAGCACAAACTACTTAGCTACTCAGCTTGGTTCTACTGTAATAGGCCTTGGTACTGCTGGATACATCTCCACAATTGTATGGGGGTCAGTTATATCAACTGCCAACTTGGCTGGACATGTTAGTACAGCAAATCTTGCAAACTTGGTGTCAACTACAAACTTAGCCAACTTAGTCTCTACTGCTAATTTAGCCAACCTAGTTTCAACTAGCTATTTGGCTACGCAACTCGGTTCCACTGTAATAGGCCTTGGTACTGCTGGATATTTGTCTACACTTGTTTGGGGGTCTATTATCTCAACTGCCAATCTTGCCAACGTAGTCTCTACTGCAAACTTAGCCAACTTGGTGTCAACTACCTATCTGGCTACTCAACTCGGATCCACTGTAATTGGTCTTGGTACAGCAGGTTATGTCAGTACAGCAACTCTTTTAAGTACATCAGCTGGACTTGCTGCACAAATTCAAGCAGCCGCAGCAAGTGTTACTGTAAATCAATTAAATTCGACAGTAATTGGTCTTGGTACAGCAGGTTACGTCAGTACAGCAACTCTTTTAAGTACATCAGCTGGACTTGCTGCACAAATTCAAGCAGCCGCAGCAAGTGTTACTGTAAATCAATTAAATTCGACAGTAATTGGCCTTGGTACTACTGGTTACCTCTCTACAATTGTTTGGGGGTCAGTTATATCAACTGCCAATCTGGCTGGACATGTTAGTACAGCAAATCTTGCTAACTTGGTATCAACTGCAAACTTAGCCAACTTGGTGTCAACTACCTACTTGGCAACTCAACTTGGATCCACTGTAATTGGTCTTGGTACTGCTGGATACATCTCCACAATTGTTTGGGGGTCTGTTATCTCAACTGCCAACTTAGCCAACTTGGTGTCAACCACCTACTTGGCTACTCAACTCGGTTCCACTGTAATAGGGCTTGGTACTGCTGGATATTTGTCTACAATTGTTTGGGGTCCAGTAGTTAGTACTGCCAACTTGGTTGGACATGTTAGTACAGCAAATCTTGCAAACTTGGTGTCAACTGCCAACTTAGCCAACTTGGTATCAACTACCTACTTGGCTACACAACTTGGATCCACTGTAATTGGACTTGGCACTGTTGGTTACCTCTCCACAATTGTTTGGGGGTCTATTGTATCAACTGCCAATCTGGCTGGATATATTAGTACAGCAAATCTTGCAAACTTGGTGTCAACTGCAAACTTAACCAACCTAGTCTCTACTGCCAACTTAGCCAACATGGTATCAACTACCTACTTGGCAACTCAACTTGGATCCACTGTAATTGGTCTTGGTACTGCTGGATATTTGTCTACAATTATTTGGGGACCTGTTATCTCAACTGCCAATCTGGTTGGATATATTAGTACAGCAAATCTTGCAAACTTGGTGTCAACTGCAAACTTAGCCAACCTAGTCTCTACTGCCAACTTAGCCAACTTAGTGTCAACCACCTACTTGGCAACTCAACTCGGTTCCACTGTAATTGGTCTTGGTACTGCTGGATACATCTCAACAATTGTTTGGGGGTCTGTTGTCTCAACTGCCAATCTGACAGGACATGTTAGTACAGCAAATCTTGCTAATTTAGTCTCTACTGCCAACTTAGCCAACTTGGTATCAACTACCTACTTGGCTACACAACTTGGATCCACTGTAATTGGTCTTGGTACTGCTGGATACATCTCAACAATTGTTTGGGGACCTGTTGT